AGACACCTCGTAAACGCGGTCACGTATTTTCATCGTCGCGCCAAGGCGACGCCAGATGGTACGCGTGGCCGTGCGCCCGATCTGGCCCATCGACTTCCAATGCTCGTTCGACCATGTGTGGCCGCCGTCATCCGACCAGCGCAGCATGACCTGCGGGTCGCTGCCCTGTCCAGTGTTGAGACCCACGCCTGTCTCGCAGTCTAGCTGCATCGAGTGCTGGACGGTACGCGCTAGGTTGTTAGCGCCGGTCGGCAGCGCACGCCACGACCGCAGCCATTTCTGCGGCTCACCGTCGTCGGAGTAGGTGTTAAGGTCAAAGGCGTAGATTTTGCCGTTCTGGAAGTCACCGATGACAGTCGTTGAATTAAAGAACATCTGGCTGTTGCCGCGGTGGCGGTTGAACTGACCGTTGGCGAACGACGCCCGTTCGTGCCATGCGCCGGTCGCCACGTCGAACACCCATGTCGTGTTGGCGGTCGGGAAGTTCAGCACGTAGAAGCTATGGCCGTCCTGCTGGTAGGTGTAGCCGACGGCGTCCGACAGATCAGGATACTCCTGCATCTGCCATTCAATCGCGTGCGTCGAGATGCGCTGGCCCATATAGCCAGACGCCCTAAAGACCATACCCTGACCGCGTGCGTCCTTGCCGAGCCAGTAAATCTGATTGTCCATCTTAGCGACGGAGTAAGGGGCGGCGCAGCCGAGTTCGTTAAACGCGCCTTGGATACGTGCCAGCGGGAAGTCGATCAGGCCAGCGTTGTACCAGACTTCGGTCGAGTTAGTGCCGTACACCCACACCTCGCGGTGATCGACAAAGATCGCCACGACGTTGTCGGGGTTGCCTTCGGCGCTGGTAAATTCCAGCGGGTCAACCTGCGTGCCGTCCAGAAGCGACGTCACCCAGATTTTCTGGCTGTTCGGCTCGTTGAACACGAAGTAGCCGTCGATGTAGCCTACCGTCACCGCGCCGGGGAAGTCAGGGTCGGTGATCTGCTGGAACACGTCCGTGCTGGCGTTGTAGATGTAGCCCTGCGGGTTGACGGCGACGAATAGCTGCGTGCCGTTGTCGGCCATGCTGACCGGGCCGGTGCCAGCCACGGTGCCCTTGGCTGTCGCGTTCCAGTTGCTGTCGATCTGGAACAGTGTTGGGCCGGACACGACGTAGCCGTAGTTGCCGAACTGCCACATACCGCGGATCGGGCCGATGCCGACAGTGGCCAGACGGGTAAGCCCCGGCGCGCGCTGAAGGAAGGCAGGCTCTTTGCCGCCTTCCGGCACAACTTCCGGGAACAGATTTATCATCTGGTTGTCTGCGGCGTTGACGCTTCGAGCGACATACGCCGACCCTAGGATCGGCGTCTTCATCAGTAGTTGCCCGCGAAGATGTTAAAGCGCTGACGTGTGGCGACAATGCTGTACGGCATGGACATGATGTCGTCGGGGTTGTTAATGCGCTTGATGTTGCGCTTGGCCGACATGGCTATGCGGCGCACCTGCGCGGACGGCTCGACGCCAAACTCCGGTGCCATTTCGCAGGCCAGATTATAGCGGAACGCACGCAGATAGCCGGGCGGGAAGGTGAGGTCGGTCGCCAGCGTCGCGGGGCGCGTCAACTCTTCGACCGAAATGAAATGCCATTCCAGATCGCGCGTCGGCCGCGGGTAGACATACATCTCGACGTCGGGAAAGGTGTTGTTGACGAAGATAACCTGCGGGTATGTCGACGTCACGGTCTTGACCGCGATGCCGTTATACTGCTGCTGGTTGATGAATTTGATGCCGTAGCTGACGCCCGTGCCGGGGTCGCGGAAATAGGTGCTGTCGTCCAGCAGCACGGGGCGCAGACCAGCGAAGTCGCCGGTAGGGCCAAGCGTGCGCGACAACTGACCGGCCGGCCATGTGAACACCTGATCCTGCGTCGAGAAAACCGACAGCCGTTCAGTATTCCAGCTTTCGATCATCTGGTTCATGGCGTTGAGGGCGTCTTGCGACGTCTCGGCCGAAGGCACTTCGCCTTCCGCCAACATCCCCAAGAGACGCAGTGAACCGTTTATGATGTCGCCGGCCGTAGTCATTTATCAGTCTTCCTGATCTGCTTGAGTGCGGCGGCGGCGCGGAGCCGGTTTTTCAGCCGAAACAAGCGGGTCTTCCATTCGTTCCCATCCGTACATTTCGTCGGCAGCCGCTTCCTCTTCCGAGATAGCTACCTTCGCGCCATGACGCGGGTGGACCATATAGATTACAGCCATGATATACCCCTGTAAGGCTGCGCCCGACCGAAGCCGGGCGCAGATTTATTACGCTACGCGGTAGAGCGTCCATGCGCCCGCAGCCGACTTGCGTGCAACCAATTGCGCGCCGGTCGTGACGGGGATCGTCATGGTGAGCGAACCGCTGACAGTCCAGCCGGTGCCGGCTGCGATGACTGCCGTGCCCGACGAGGTGCCGAGGTTGACGACGCGGAAGCTGAACGAGGTGCCGTTCTTGTCCGAGTTGGTCAACACAGCTTCCAGATCAGTTACCGTCGGCAGAGTGTAGGTCTGCTGGGCGGTCACGCCGCTGTTGGCGAGGATCAGGCCGTTGAGAACCTGCGCCGGGGTCAGAGTGGCCGTAGCCGTGATCGAAACCGGAGCAGGGATTGCGTCGATAAGAGGCTCGTCAAGATTGCCATCGCCAATCTGATAGCCGCCGCCGCCATTAGGAAGTGACATAATAATTCTCCTTTACCTTAAAATTAACCCCACATCCGAACAGCCATCTGCGGACGGATCGTGCTGTAGCCATACAGAACGTCAATACGGCAGGGCATACGGTCGTTGTTGATGTCGTACTGACGGACAACGCGGAGCGAGATACCGTTGTGGACTGCACGCGAAGCCATGTCGACGCCCTGCGGCATAAGCAGGTCGGCGGTGGCAAAGGTGATTGCGTCCTTGTGGTAGACGAGGTTCTGGGCGTACTGCGTGCTGGCAGCGCCGACGAACACGACAGCCTTGCTGGTAGCAGGCAGAGCGTTGACGGTAGCAAGCGCGTGGTCGGCCGAGTAGATCGGAGCAACCGTGACGTTGCCTGCGCCGGAGCCGTTCAGCGTGACGCTGGCAAGCGCGACGAACTGGAACAGCGAACCAGTGCTTTCGCGGGTCTGCGGGTTGACAGCAAAGCAGTCAGCAACGGTGAACACGTCGCCAGCGTTGATGGTGGCGTTAGCGCCAGCACCAGTGATAGCGATGGTGGTAGCACCTTCGGTGGTGACAGCAGCCGAGGTCGAACCGCCGGTAGCCGTACGCGAACCGCAGGTGAACTGCTTGATCGACTGCGACATGTTAATCTCGTCGAAGCCGAGTACGCCCGTGCCCATCATGCCGTTCTTGAACTGCTTGCTGATGGTGTCGGTCGGGTTGAACAAGCCTTTCAGACCTTCGACCAGACCAGCGTTGGCAGCCGGGTTAACGGTTGCGTAGCGCGGCGACATCACAGCGGCGTTTTCGTTCAGCTTCTGCTGGGCAGCCAACAGGACAGCCGAAGTGCCCGGCGTGGTGCCGGGGGTGCCGACCGAGTTGCCGATGGTGCGGAACGCGTTGGCTACGTCAGCGTCGATGCTGGCAGCAAGCTGCGAGATACGAGGCTTGAGTACGCGCTCTGCGAAGTCGTCCAACTGCATGGTCATTTCGGCGGTGGTGAAGTTCACGCCGATGTGCTTCTGGTTGGCGACGGTGAGAGTGGTGAACTGCTCGTTGTCATCCTGAACCTGAAGGGCAGCACCGTCGGTGACGAGTGCGCGGTCAGGCAGACGGATGCGCAGGGTGGAGCCGATCTTGGCGCCTTCGACGGCAAAGCTGTCGTCGTACTGGCGGTTAACGTTGCGCGTGAGTACGAGGTTGTTCTCAAGAATTTCGAGAGCCTTCCGCGTAATCATGTCAATAGTAAGAATTGAGTTAGCCATTGATATGTTCCCAAATTAGCGGTTTCTTTGTGCCTCGTACCGCTTGATCTGCCGTAGCCGTTCCGCTTCGATCCATTCCGACGTACTCATGGTCTTGGTAGACCGGGGGTCGGTGGTGTCATACACGGGTGCGCCAGAGGCGCGGGGTGTGACAGGTGCAATCGGCGCCGGGGCGGTCGATGTTTTGCGGACCGGAGGATTAGAGGACAGTGACGCCTCAATCTTACCGATTTCCTTGGCTTGCAGGATCGGGTTCAAGCGGGCGATACGGTCAGCTTCTTTGGGGTTGGAGCCGAGCCAATAAAGAAGGTCGGGGCCAACATCTGAAGCCTGTATGCTTTGAGCCATATATTCGGTGACGGGAAGGTTCGGGTTGTACGCGACTTGATCGAAGTCATCATACTTGTCCCGTGCCGTCTCTTCACGGTCGAAATACTGCTCTTGCAGAGCCTGCGTTTCGCGCTGCGCGTCCCGTTGTGCGAGTAGCTGCTCGGCTTTGCGTTCGGCCAGAACCTCGGCGTAATCCTCATAGCTATCGAACTGTTCGGGAGAAAGATCGTTGGGCGACACAGTCGTCCGTCTAGCTTCCTGTTCCGCAGCCCGTTGGGCTTGCTCTCGTTCCCACTTGCGCTGTTCTCTCGCAAGTCGCTTACCGACAATCGCGTCAAGTTCTTCTTGTGTGAAGGTTTTAGACGCATCCTGCTCGGCAGGCGTTTCCGGCGTTTCGGTTTCTACGGTTTCTGGAGCCGCCGTAGGTTCCAGTTCCGGCGCGGGTACTTCCGCTTCAATGGGGACGTTATCGTCCATGTGTGTTGACCCTTTTCAAGTCACCTGATGTGCCGCATCAGTACGGTTGTCGGCCAGACTACATCATTTGATGCAGTCTGGCAATCTTGG